CTGAATATCTGAGTCCGCCAGCGCTGTGCCATCTGGTCTACCATGTATTCGATAGCGTTACCAAACTGCTTGATCTCAGACTTGGGCGGCTCGGGCGCTTTTATGGTTGCGCCCTTGGGGGCGCTTACTTCACGCTTCACCGCTACCACCCAGAATCTTCTCAAGGCTCATGTTTGACTGCTCAGGGTCAGGCAGCGGTTCCGGCTCATCTGGCGCGCCGAAAACGGTATCCCATGGATCGTTCTCAATCACGCCGTTGTCTTCCAAATACTTCTCGTAGTCCATACCCATCTGCCACAAGATCAAGGCGTTCTTGACCACTTCAGTCTCCTGCGCAATTCGGTCTTTATCAGACTGCCCCTGGTTCTCCTTGAACCACACGCGACCGCGCCCGTGCATAGTCATCAGGCGGTTGATCTTATCTAGCAGATATTCGGATTGCAGCCCCTTAATCGTCTGCATGTCTACTTGCCTGTCGCCCTCACCGCTGCCGTTAAGGCCTTTGGGCGGCTCACCTACTAGAGTAGACAATGACAGACCCGTCACCATAGCCAACCGGCGCAAGGTAATCATGTCCGACTCTGCCAAGTTGCTTAGTGCCTGGGTGTGGGTTTCGATCTCGTCTTCTTTGTCCACGATGCCCGCGCCATAGATCGAGCGTAGGTTTTCCAGTTGTGAAAAATACTCCACTAGCTCAGTAGACTTGCGGTCTGCCAGTAGCTCCTTGAACCCGTCCACTTTGTAGAACAGCGTCGATGACTTTTCAAGAATGGCAGGCACAGCACGCTGAACAATCTGATCTGACACCAGCTCGTTGCGGATTAGCTCAAACTCAGATATGCCGCCGAAGAAGTATTCGGGCGCGTCAAACTCAACCGGCTGAACGTAAGTCATATCAACAACGCGGCTTGGGTGAATCGTAAACCCGCGCACGCTGTAGGCTTGCGGCTTGTAATAGTTTGGGCTGGCCAGGTTGTACTCGATGCTTTGGACGTACACCATATCGCCGCTGAACACTTGGTAATTGACCCGCGACCAGTCGTTTATCGTGGGTAATGGCTGGCTCAAATCCGCGCCTGGCTCTTGGATAACGATCAGCCCGCGCCCGAATGACAGCATAAACTTACAGGCGTTCTTTACGTGCTGCTGGAGCCGGACTTCGTAATATTCTTTATCGTTGATGCTCTCGAATTGAAGCGTATCGTTCAAAGCGATACCAGACTTGATACGGATGATCTTGCTGCCTACGCCGGTCTTGTAGATCGCACGCAGCTCTTCAAAGTCCACCCGCGTGCTGGTCATGCGGTTGTTGTTGTGCACGTTGCGCCGGTTGGCCAGCTTGTTTGTGAGGCTGGTAATGCCGTCTGAAAATCTTTTTGGGAAGCTGGCCATGTGGTTGCTCACATTAATTTTGAATAGTCTGTCTTGGTATCGACACCCGGCGCAAACTGAATCATAACAGCATCACCCACGTTTGGCGATTTAGAGCCGCTCGGTGCCTTGTTTATCTTCATCTTACCAACGTCACTGAATCCGTAGGTAGGTTGGCTTAGTTCGTTCAATAGCATCTGGCGTTCGGCTGGTGGTATCTGCTCAGAGATGCTTATTAGTTCGTCAGGGTCGTATTCCATGCCCTCAATAACCGCCCTGTAAGTATTCTGGAACCTCATGCGAAGCGACCACCATCCCTGTGCTTTTAAATTTAGGAACATATCCTTATTCTTGCGCCCTTTGATCATTTCTTTGTCTGGGTTGTGTATAGCGCCAGATCCTCTAAACTGGTTTACCTTTTTCTGTGCCTGGCGATCTGCTCTTCGCTTTTCATTTATTACCCTGGCGTCACCACGGACGCCCGCGCCTAGACCGTCTCCGTCATAGCGAAATGACTCTAGCCCGCCGGAGTCGCATATCGTGAATGCTTTTTCAACGGTCTCATAAATATCAGATCCCTTTCCACTCCATACTTGCACCGACTCTATCAATATTCCATGAGATGACACAAAGGCGTTTTTATCTTTACCTCTGTCTGCAACGTCCAGTGAACCAGACCGCTTGCCGCTTGGCTCAATGCTTAGCTTCCGATGTGCGCCAATAGACGCTTGGGCCCACTCAGACGGTATCAGTATACCCTCGACCGATGCCTGGTAGTTGATGTCAATCTCTTGCGCTACAGTTATAGCGTCCAGCTCGTTGCACTGCTTTGCATACCATGCTTCATCTTTTCGCGGGTCGTCGCGCCAATGGAACGTGAACACTTTTATTCGACCTGAATGGCGCTTCTCTGCAAACGGGTTTGCCATGCCGTGCGGGGTGCTTACGTCAATACGGCAGTTGGTGGTCTGTGATAATGACGCCTCGACAAGTTCAGGGCGCTCTAGGAATGCCGCCTCGTCCACAAAATAAAGCGATGACCTATCACCCCGGCCTATTCCGTCGCCTGCCTCACCGCTTATGCTGGCGTCTGTGAAGGGAAAGTTAATGCGCATGTGTGGCGCGTGCTTTCTTGGGTCCCACTCCGGCCTAAACTCAGGCGGCACGTTTTCGATAAACTTGCGGGCCTTCCAGAATAAAGACTTCGGGCTTCCGATCCGGTCAACGTATTCTTCTTTGCGGCTGCCGAACCCAATCATCATGCCTTCGTGAAATAGGCACAGCGTAGACGCTAGGCCAACAGACAGCCATGATAGCCCCATGTCTCGGGTCTTCTCTGTTAGGCCGTTCTCTTGCCCTGCCCATCTATCCATCGTCCACTGGATCCACTCACGTTGGCGTGGGAACAGGATAAACGGAATGAGCGCAGGCAAGCCGCGCTCAACATTTCTAGGGTCAACCGTTACACCCCAATCAGATATAAAGTCTGCCGGATTGTCGCGGTAGTAGGTGCGCAAAGCGGGGATGCAGCCGGGGTTTTGTCGTATGCGGTTTAGCCGGCTAATTCTTTCGTGGAAGACCGCGAGGTAATCTGGGCTCTTAAAGTCAAACTCACTCATTGCCGCCCATGATTTCTTGGTATTGCTTTGCCGCTTCAACGGGGTCGGTTGTGATAATGGTTTGCGGGCGCATGGACTGGCCGTTGGTGGTGATGTCTGTTTCGTGCTTATCACTATACCCGTGGTTGTGCAGTATCAGCTTGGTAATGGCCGCGTTAAACGTATTGTCTAACCCGCGATTCACAGCTGTGCGCTCTTGCATTGCGTCGATGTTCTCTAACGTGTGCAGAAAGTCAGGGTAAATTAATTCCCATTCGTAGCTTACACGCTTAGAAACTCCAAGGTAGCAGCACAAGCCTACGCGGCTAGGAATTACGTCCCCAACCTCGGAATATTTAAAAATGTACTCATCCGCTTGGTCTTGCAGGTCTTGAGTATATTTTGTAGGTGCGCCAATCTTTGTGTTTTCCATACGCCAATTATACACCACCCACAATAAAAAAACCCTCACTAGGAGGGTAAAGTCCGGTTTCACGATACGCACGTCCGGAAAGCGCATCCCCCTACATCGCCGGGGGCAGGCTGAAAAAATAGTGTGGTAGCCGGCGCTGATCTCCGGCATGTAATTACTGGGGCTGGCTACCCTATCTCTAACTTGACCATCTTGGCATTGCCCAGTTCCTTTCGGTCACTGCTTTAAAATGGCTGCGCCGATTGCCAATCGGAGTGTTCAGTTTTCCATGGCATCTAAGCTGATCGTAGGCACCAAGTGCCATTCGCTCCACCGCGCATTAGCGTATGCGCATTCACCACACTGAAAAAGACTTTGGGAATATCCCCGCTTCGAGATCACGCTTTCAACGCCAGTGACACTCTAATCCAAAGCCTTTATCAGTGCCCACTCATACGCTGAATGGGTTGCGTATTGCTATACGATTTCAGTGTTGCCATTATCAAACACGTCTTTTGGAGACCAGCTCTCGTAGTGGTCAATAGTACCACGGTTGTAGATAACTAAGTAACCTAGATCGTTGGGGTCTTCGTCCAATGGAATCGTCCACCCGCGATATGAATTGTACATTCCGCGATTCATAGGGCATCCGTGCACCCTCTTGTGGCTCTGGTACAACTTTAATGGAGTGTCTTCCATAATTATTTCCTCCCAGTTATTGAGTTCGGTTTTCATCAGAACCGGAAACTGAGGGATTTCGCTTCGCAGCGAGGTGTCGTCCCCATCCGGCGTATGCAAGCAAAGAGGCCGGGGAAGACTAGGCGGAGCGTCCTCCGCTTGTGTTAATCATAACCTGATTTTGATGCTTATTGCCAGAGCTTCACCCAGCAACAATATCGTAGGCTCAACTCGGCCGATCTTGTATGAGGCGAACGGCGACACTAGCGGACATATATTTGTATTACTTCCGTCGTCTCCGTAACATTTTGTATAGCCTCTAACGGCGCCAGCCATAAGCCCATAACTAAATTTATCGCCGCCCCACTCCCATGTTTTCCCCGCAAACCATGATTCTCGGCTATAGGAGTTTTTGAACGTCCCCGCGATCCATCCGTTATGCTCAACCGCTACCAGGTTGTGAGTCTCATTGTAATCGCCGTCAGTGACCAGATGAGTAGACCACGCCCCAAGGTAGACTTTCGTCTCCGCCTCGGCGTAACTGGCGTACAAAGCGGACACCATGATGAGCAAAATCCAGAGCCATGGTGCGTTATTTGTCAGAACTTTCATGTCGCGCACTCCTTTTTAGCATTCCGGCGTCATAAAGCGCCTCAGCAGCATCCATCTCGGTTATCACATCATCGTGATTCAGGACTTGGGTGGCGATGCGTATTAGCTCTTCGCGCTCGATTTGGGATTGGGTGCGCAGTGGGCGGAAGATTGTGTTATCCAAATTTCGCACTCCGTTATCAGAAGTCCAAACAAAACCGTCATGGAACGCTATGATTTTTTGCAATGGTACCACTGGCCAGCTTCGATTGATGTTTTGTGGTCATTTCTGAGAGCTGTATATTCGCACTCCTCACCCACCTCCGGCAACCACGGATCCACAGGCCGCGGCGTGTAACGACTACACCCCAAGTCTTCCAAGTTGTCGGTACGAATCCATCCGCCGCCATGCCAGAAATTTCCTTCTTTGCACCACAAGTCAGCAAGCGTATCGAGATGGGTAGCTTGGTCTGGCGCTTCATTCCAATAAATTCTCATGTTTTCTCCAAAGTCTCGATTTTGATACCGCAATCCTCACGCCCCATCACAACGGCTATACCCCGATAATGCGGTATACCAGCAGCCGCGTCCCATTCTGACCACGCCATAAATCGCTGGCACGTGTTTCTGTGCTCACACCACTTGCCGTCAGGGTCGAAATCCATTCTTGCTGCGCAGCGGGTAACATCATATGGAATGGTTTTCATGGTGGCTCCTGTGATCGCCTACAAGGGCGTTTCGTTTATGGCGGTAGGGTTGCCATGGTTATGCGGTGTTCGTTTGATGTGCGTTGTCCTGCGACCACT